CAAGACTTCTTCTGTTTGGTTTATACAAACAGGTTTTCGGTATCGAGTGGAAGAATGGATTCCCTCATATTCTGGAACACCTGAAAGCTGGTGCGACCAAAGGAATCTATGATTCCAAACTTTCGTCCCTCTACTCCCAGGAGGAGTGGGATAAGATCAATGGTTGGATTGACCATGATCGTGATATGTTGTTTACATATGCAGGTCTACGTCAGGTTACTGACAAGTATCTGGTGCAAGACAGAAGTAGTGGGGAACTCTATGAGACTCCTCAATACATGTATATGTTAATCTCTGCAACAATTTTCGCAGGGTATGATGTAAATACTAGAATGGATTACGTCCGTAGGTATTACAATGCAATCTCCAAACACAAAATCAACATTCCCACACCTATCATGGCGGGAGTGCGAACTCCACTTCGACAATTTGCTAGCTGTGTTCTTGTTGATGTTGATGACTCCCTCGATTCTATCTTTAGCAGTGATATGGCTATTGGTAGATACGTTGCACAAAGGGCGGGTATCGGTATCAACGCAGGTAGAATCCGCGGCATCAACGCTAAAATCAGAGGCGGAGAGGTACAACACACAGGCGTGGTCCCCTTCCTTAAAAAGTTTGAGTCAACTGTCCGATGCTGCACGCAAAACGGCATCCGAGGTGGTTCAGCTACAGTCCACTTTCCTATCTGGCATCAAGAAATCGAAGACATCATCGTCCTGAAGAATAACAAAGGAACTGAGGACAATCGTGTTCGTAAACTCGATTATTCGATTCAAATCTCTAGGATTTTCTATGAACGATTCATTCAAGACGGAGACATCAGTCTCTTCAGTCCGCACGATGTTCCTGGTTTGTATGACGCTTTTGGTACTCCTGGATTTGACGACTTGTATGTGGGTGCTGAACGAGATGAGTCTATTCCAAGAAAAGTTGTCAAAGCTCAAGAACTTATTCTGGATCTTCTGAAGGAACGTGCAGAGACTGGTCGTCTTTATATCATGAACATCGACCACTGCAACGAACACTCCTCTTTCATTGACAAGGTTAATATGTCTAACCTCTGTCAGGAAATTACTCTTCCAACTGATCCTATTCAACACATCGATGATTCGTCGGGTGAGATTGCTCTGTGCATTCTCTCTGCAATCAACGTCGGTAAACTTCGTGACCTAAATGATCTGGAAGATCTTTGTGATCTCGCTGTTCGTGGTCTTGAAGAACTGATTGACTATCAGGACTATCCTGTAGTTGCTGCAGAACTTGCAACCAAAGCACGTCGTTCTTTGGGTGTAGGTTTCATTGGTCTTGCACACTTCCTTGCAAAACAGGGACTCAAGTATAATGATCAAGAGGCTTGGGTAAAGGTACATGAGTTGACCGAAGCCTTCCAATACTATCTTCTTAAGTCATCGAATGCCGTTGCTGCGGAGAAAGGTCCATGCACAGACTTCAACAGAACAAAATACTTCCAAGGTATTCTTCCTATCGATACCTACAAGAGAGATGTGGACGAAATTGCGAACCCTGGACTGAATTATGATTGGGAAGGTCTTAGAGTATCTATCGCCAAACACGGTCTTAGGCACTCAACATTGTCTGCTCAGATGCCATCAGAGAGCAGTTCCGTTGTGTCAAACGCAACAAATGGAATCGAACCACCTAGAGGGTATTTGTCCATTAAGAAGAGCAAGAAGGGCCCGCTTAAACAGATTGTCCCTGGTTACCAACATCTCAAGAATAATTACACTCTCCTCTGGGATATGCCTGACAATACTGGTTACATCAATGTTGTTGCCGTCATGCAGAAGTTCTTCGATCAAGCCATCAGTGGGAACTGGTCCTACAACCCTGAGAACTATCCCGACAACGAAGTTCCAACCTCTGTAATGGCACAAGACTTCCTCCGAACTTACAAATATGGTTGGAAGACTTCTTATTATCAAAATACCTACGACAATAAGACAGACGAAATCAAGGAGGATACGAGTAACGAACAACTGAAAGTCCTAGAACAAATGTTAATGGAATCGCAAGAAGAAGATTGCGAAAGCTGCAAAATCTAGTAAACTATACCCACAATGGAGAAACAAATGATCGAAGGAATGACAGTTTTCAACACCAGCACCGATGTTGATAGTCGTAAACAACCCATGTTTTTTGGACAACCACTGGGTTTGCAGCGTTATGATTCTTATAAGTACCCCATCTTTGACAAACTGACGCAACAACAACTTGGATATTTTTGGAGACCCGAGGAGGTCTCCCTTCAGAAAGATCGTAGTGATTACCAACAACTTCGTCCCGAACAGAAACATATCTTTACTTCTAATCTGAAGTATCAGATCATGTTGGATTCTGTTCAAGGTCGTGGTCCTGCAATGGCTTTCCAACCTTATTGTTCACTTCCTGAGTTGGAAGCGTGCATGGAAGTCTGGGGATTCATGGAAATGATTCATTCCCGTTCTTATACCTATATTATTAAGAACGTATATTCTGATCCTGGTGAAGTCTTCGATCATATTCTCGATGACGAGAAGATTGTTTCCCGTGCTGCATCTGTAACAGGTGCATATAACGAGTTCATTGCTGCTGCACAACAATATGGTAATAGTAATGACTGGAAGATGGCACAAGAAGATGCTGGTTATTTCAGAGACGAACGTCGTGAGTTGAAGCGTAAACTTTATCGAGCTGTTGCTAATGTCAACATTCTGGAGGGTATTAGGTTCTATGTCTCGTTCGCTTGCTCGTTTGCGTTTGGTGAACTCAAGCTTATGGAAGGATCCGCAAAGATTATCTCTCTTATCGCAAGAGACGAAAATCAGCATCTTGTCATTACTCAAAACATCCTCAACAAGTGGAGACAGGGAGATGACCCCGAGATGCAAGAAATTGCGAAGGAAGAAGAACCTGTAATCACCGAGATGTTCCGCAAGTGTGTGGATGAAGAGAAAGCCTGGGCAGAATATCTGTTCAGAGATGGATCTATGATTGGTCTCAATGACAAACTTCTCAACAACTATGTTGAGTGGATTGCAAATCGTCGTATGAAGGCGATTGGTTTGAAACCCATCTATGACATCCCTGCAAAGAACAATCCTCTTCCTTGGACTGAACACTGGATTTCCTCTAAGGGTCTTCAGGTTGCACCACAAGAAACTGAGGTTGAGTCCTATGTTGTTGGTGGTATCAAACAAGACGTGAAGAAGGATACCTTCGCTGGATTCCAACTCTAAATAAAAATACGAACTGATTTGAATTAAACTTCATGGCTACTAGAACTAGTATTCCACGGGTAGTTTCTGAACAACTACCCGCAAACCCTTTTGCTTTTGAAGTACTTGCACTTGCATCTAAACAAAGAAGTAATGCAAAGAAAGCAGAAGTCCTCAGAACTTACTCCGATCCATCCCTACAGACTCTTCTGATCTGGAACTTTGATGAAACTGTCATCTCTGTTCTACCAGAGGGTCTTGTCCCATATTCTAGTGTTGGACAACAAAACGTTACTCAGGGAACTCTGAGTTCTAACATCGAACGTGCAGTTGGAATGATGGATGAACTGGATTCCAATTCTATTGGATCTCAGGATATGGGTAGAACTTCTATCCGTAAAGAATATACCTACTTTTATAACTTCGTAAAAGGTGGTAATGATAGACTGACTCAGAGAAAGAGAGAGACAATGTTTATCAATATTCTGGAAGGTCTTCATCCACTGGAAGCCGAAATCCTAATGTTGGTGAAAGATAAGAAACTTTCAGATAAGTATAAGATCTCTCAGAAAAACGTTGCGGATGCATATCCAGAAATTAACTGGGGTAACAGATCCTAAATATCTTTATAAAAGAAAGTAACTTACATCAATGGCATACCAAGGTATTAATACTGGATCGGTTCCTAATGATGGAACTGGTGACACTCTTCAGGCGGGTGCAGTAAAAATAAATGCAAACTTCACCGAAGTTTATGACACCCTTGGTGATTCGGGTGTCATTGGAAACGCAGAACTGAGTCAAGTTTCATGCACTGGAATTATTACTGCATCTAGTTTTGTAGGAAACTTAAACGCAAATAGTTTAAATCAAGGAACTATTCCTAATGGTAGATTCCCTGCAACAATTCCTGGTGACTTGAGTGGTAATGCTGCAACTGCAACTCAGTTCTTTGACTCGGTTCTTGTTGGTGGTGTTCCCTTTAATGGTGGTTCTAGTATTAACCTCCCTGGTGTAAACACTGAGGGTGATCAAGACACTACTGGTAACGCAGCTACTGCAACTCAGTTAGCATCCTCGGTTAATATTGGTGGAGTTTCTTTTAATGGTAGTACATCAATTAATCTTCCTGGTGTAAACCAAGCAGGTACTCAAGATACTTCTGGTAATGCAGCAACTGCAACAGTTGCAACCAGGGTAAGTGATA